AGTCAAATGCAAATATGCTCTCTGTTTTTCATTAATTCATTTTTAGTATCAATTTTCTCAATAATTTTAGGAACAAGTTTGGGTTTAATGCTATCGATTAATATTGACTCAATTGAAAACTTTTTATCGATTTTATTAAATTACGAACTTTGGAATAACGAAATTAGATATTTGGCATCAATGCCTTATAGTATCCAAATAAATGATATTTTATTCATCATTTCTATTTCTATTACTTCTGCATTAATAGCTTCATATATCCCAATTTTAAGAATTTTAAAAATTAAACCCAACCTAGTATTAAGATGACATTATTATCACTCCAAAATATTTCTAAAATTTACAATTCAAATATTGGTAATTTTGAAGTTTTTAAAGAAATTGATTTCACTAATGGTTCTATTAATAATTCATTAGGTGCTTATCAAGGAACTGAGAGTGATATTAAGAGAGAGTTTGAACTTAAACATGAAAACTTACAAGTCTTTGAAAGATACTTTGAAGGAAACGATAGTTCGATTGTAAGTGTTACAAACAATACAATTAAAATCCCTAATCACTTCTTTGTCAGTGGTGAAAAAATTAGATACGTTCATGTTGGATTAACCACATCTGCTGTTGGTATTGCAACCACTAGTTTTGTAGGAGCATCTTCCACGACATTCTTACCAGGTGAAAATCTGTACGCAGTCAAAGTGGATGATAACAATATAAAGATTGCATCAAGTGCTGAAAATGCATTGAAGTCAATTCCACAAATTGTTGAACTTGAAAGTGTTGGTATTGGAACCTCACATAGATTTATTGCTACGAATCAAAACGCAAAAGTAATCGTTGCAATTGATAATCTTATTCAATCACCTGTTGTTTCTACAGCAGTAACCACGACATTAGCAGATTCAGTTACCATTGCAGATAATTTATTAAAATTTAGTGGCATTACATCATTCTTCGGATCCGATATAATTCAAATCGGTAATGAAATTATGAAGATTGAAGGTGTTGGTATTGGCAGCACTAATTTGATAAGAGTTAGAAGACCTTGGTTAGGAACTAAATTATCAGGATTTAGCACTGGTGCTTTGGTAACCAAAATTGTTGGTAATTATAATATTGTAGATAATCATCTTAACTTCGTTGAAGCACCGTTTGGCAACACTCCAATTGGATCATCAACAAATGCACCTGATGAACGTGATTGGACTGGTATTACAACTAGTTCTAGTTTCCAAGGAAGATCCTTTATTAGATCTGGTATTACAAATTCATCTGATGAAGCATATCATAAAAATTATATTTTTGACGACATTTCTCAAGGATTTAATGGAACTCAAAATGAATTTAGATTATATCAAAATAGCACCGATGTAACTGGTATTTCAACAGAAAATGCAATCATTCTTGTTAATGATGTATTCCAAACACCTGGTGCTAGTAACCAATATTCTTTAAATGAGTCAGCAGGAATTACCTCAGTAACATTCAACGGAACTGAAACAGATCCATTAGGATCAGATGTTGGTATTTCTAGTTTCCCCAAAGGTGGTATTATTGTTTCTGTTGGTTCTACTGAAGGATTAGGATATCAACCTCTTGTTGCTGCAGGAGGAACTGCTGTTGTATCTGGACTTGGTACAATTCAATCAATTTCTATTGGTAACAGTGGATCTGGTTACAGGTCTGGTATTCAAACTGTAAATGTTGGTGTAGGTCTTTCTGCGACTGGAACACCAAGTATTGAGTTTATTGGAACTGCTGTTGTTAGTAACGGTAACGTTGTAAGTGTGGCTATTACTAATCCAGGAACTGGATATACAACATCTAATATACCTTACGTTGTATTTGATCAACCACTTTCTTACTCTAACCTTACACTTGAATATTCATCTTCCTCAGTTTCTGGTGTGGGCACTGAGGCAAAGATTGATATTGTTGTTGGTCAGGGTTCAAGTGTAATTGATTTTGAAATCACAAATACTGGTTATGGATTTGGTAATGGTGAAATCTTGACCGTTGCAATAGGTGGAACTACTGGCATTCCTACTACATCTTCTTTCAGTGGAAACGAGTTCCAGATTACAATTGATGAAATTGCAACAGATGAATTTACAGGATGGTCTTTAGGAACACTTCAGGTGATGGATGATGTAAGTGAATTCATAGATGGATCTAGAAGAAACTTCAACCTCCTTCAAAATGGGTCTGCAGTATCAATTGTTGCTGCCAAGGGATCTAAAATTAATGTTCAAGATGTTCTCCTAATATTTGTAAATAATATTTTACAAGTTCCAGGAGAGGGTTACACTTTTGATGGTGGCAATTTTGTTACTTTTACTGAAGCACCTAAGGTAGGTGATAGAGTACAGATACTTTTCTATAAAGGAAGTGGTGATACTGATGTTGTATTTAAAGAAGTTATTGAAACTGTCAAAAAAGGTGACACTCTTCAGATCAAACACAATTCTTCAACTCAAGATTCATTCTTAACAGAGGATGAAAGATCTGTAACTTTAATTAATTCTACGAGTAGTGTTCAAACTAATCCTTATTATGGACCAGGTAATACCTCAAACGTTGATCTTGAGAGACCCGTAACATGGTGCAGACAAACTGAAGATAAAATTATTGATGAAATTCCTGTTGGAAAAGATAGAGAATTATATGAACCAGTAATTAATTCAAGTGCGTATATTATTAAATCTGTAGGAGTTGGTTCTACTGCAATTTATGTTGATAATTTAAGACCTATCTTTAACTCTCAAAATGAGAGTTCAAATTTAGATTTCCAAAATAAAATCAAATTTGTATCAGAAAATACTAATAAGGTTGCTGCTGCGGCGACTGCTATAGTATCTGGACTTGGAACAATATCTTCTATTTCAATTACTGAAAGTGGATCTGGATATGATTCTGCACCAGTGGTCACTATTGGTAATATATCTCAATCAGTTGGTTTAGGCACAACTGCGACTGCAACTGCGACTATAACATCTGGTGAAGTTACTTCTGTTACTTTAACAAATGCTGGGACCGGATATACCACTAGTAATCCTCCGAGTGTATTAATTGAACCTCACACATATTCTCAAGAGTTATGTGATGTTTCTTCTTATGCTGGTGATTCTGGAGTTATCGTAGGATTTGGAACCACAACGATTAGTGGAGTTGATGAGGTAATTGTAGATTTGCATGTTCCATATGAGTCTTTCCTTAGAAATGCCGACTTAGTTGGAACTGCAGTTACTTTAAGTTCTTTATCTGTCAACGATTACTTTACCATTTTTAATTCAAATGCTAGTGTCGCGGGAAATTCATCAGTAAACACATTTGATACTACAGCAACAAATGTAATAGGATTAGCAACTCACTTTATTGATACAATACATCAAGCAAAACGAGTTGAAGTTGTTTCTAGAAACGTTGGTGGAATTTCAACAAGTGTCTTAAGAGTCAATTCTGTTATATCTGGTATTGGAACTATTAACTTTAGTGTTGATACAATTACTATGGATGATATTACAGTAACGATGGATGAATCTGGAAGTTCTATTTCTTATTCTGGTGGTATAACAACTTCAAATTACTTTGGAGAGTTTTCTTGGGGTAGGATTAATCTTAACGGGAGAACTAAGAATAATTCTTATTCTGCAAACACTTTGAACGGAATTACTGGAATTTCCACTTCTGATAGTTTGATAAGAGATAATTCTCTTAAATTTAAGAACTACTTGATATAAATATTTTTAAACCCAAATAACATGGCAAGACAGGGAATAGGAACGGGTTCATCTGCAAATGATGGTTCAGGTGATAATTTAAGAGCCGCTGGTGGTAAAATTAATGATAATTTTACCGAACTGTATGAATATTTTGGAGATGGAAGCACCCTATCGAATGGTAGATGGGATGTAGTAAGTTCTGGTATTAATACTCTTTCTAGTGTTGGTATCGGAACCACTAATCCTAGATTTACTCTTGAAGTAGGTGCTGTAGGTGCCTCAGGGACATCTTTATATGTTAATGGTGATGCCAGAGTTACTGGCATATTAACAGTTGGATCTAGTTCTGTTACTTTAAATGGATCTACAAATGAAATTATTGTTGGTACTGGTATTACCATAAATGGAAATACTGGAATAATTTCTGCTACTGAAGTAGCTATTGCCGGAGAAAGATTGACAGGGGCTGGTGTCACTTCACTGGTTGCTGGTTCAAATATTACTTTATCTGGAAGCACTGGACAAGTAACAATTAGTTCTTCTGGTAGTGGTGGCACTGGTGCTGGTGGAACATGGGCTAACTATGATACTAACACTGGAGTTAGTACCACAAAGAAAGTTAAGATTGAAAATGACTTAGAAGTAACAGGTGTAACTACAATGAGTAGTGCCATTGTTGGTTCTGCTGTTACAATCAGAAATAGTGGTATTAACGTAACTGGTATGTCCACTTTTGTCGGGCATGTTACTATGCCAGCTGACGCAACATACGATTTTGTCATGGGTACTAGTGCTAATACCAATGTGGGTTCATTTAAAATGTATAACGGATCTAATAGATTTTTTGAAATTTTTGGAGGTAGTGGTGCTACAAATATTCGTAATGCTGGAAGTGATGCGGGAGGAATTCTCATTCAGGGAGAGGGGAGTGTTGTATTAGGTGGTAATGGAACTGGCACTTTCTCAGTTAATGCAGATTCTGATGGAAATGCAAAACTTTATTCTACTGGTACACAAGAGAGGCTAAAAACTGATCCAGGTGGTGTAATCATCACTGGTGTTTGTACAGCAACATCTTTTAGTGGAGGCGGTATTACCACCAGTAGAACGAATGTTTCTGCAGCAACAGGATCTATTGGAACGGGTGCCACGACCAACTTGAGTATCACAGCATATAAGTCTTATGGGTTATTAAAGGTTGGAATTAGTAGTGCTGCATGGGTAAGACTTTATGTTGATGCTGCGTCAAGAACTTCAGATGCTAGTAGATCTCATTTGGCAGATCCTGCAGCAGGGTCTGGATTGATTGCAGAGGTTCGTACAGAAACTGCTGGTATAAGCACTTTCTTAATGACTCCAGGAGTCATCGGATGGAATAATGATGTTTCTGTGGGAAGCACAGTCTATGCTGCAGTAACGAATAATGAATCATCTGCCGCAGATATTACTGTTACATTATCTGTAGTAAAAATGGAAGACTAATGACACAGTACGTAGTTACAGTAAAAAAAGGAACTGACATCGACTCATTTTATAATGAGATGGAAACCACTGGTGGAAGTTCTACCATTCCAAATAGAGAAGTAACTTGTTATGATAGAAGACCAATCAGTAGAAACACTGGATATGATTTAGAGGATAGTGAAGTCAGTTCATTATTAGAAGATGAAAGAGTCATAGCAATTGATAAACAATCTTTGATAGATTCCATACAAGTAAGACCATCATGGGTACAAACTTCATCCGATTGGGATAAAAGTTCCTCTGTAGCAAATACTAATAAAAACTGGGGTTTGTACAGATCTGTCAGAGGTTCTCAAGTATCAAATTGGGGTTCTGATGATACTTCAGATGCGAGTGCTACTATTACAACAACATCTTCAGGGAAAAATGTAGATGTTGTTATTGTTGATGGACATTTAAATACAGGGCATCCTGAATTTGCAGTAAATATTGATGGATCTGGTGGAACAAGAGTTCAACAGTTCAACTGGTTTTCTCTAACAAATCAAGTCACTGGACAATCCAATGGAACTTATTCATATAGATCAGGATCTTCATTGAATAATGCCAATGATAATCATGGAATGCACGTTGCAGCAACTGTTGCAGGAAACACGCAAGGTTGGGCAAGAGATTCAAACATTTACTACATAAGTCCCTACGCTGATAATGGTGGAGATGGAATTGCAAATGGTTATCTTTTTGAATATATTTTAGCGTGGCATAATCAAAAAACAGTAAACTCAGATACTGGAAGGGTAAATCCAACAATTGTAAACAATAGTTGGGGTGGATATTATACACTAACAAGATCTAGTATTTCAAGTATCACATATAGAGGCACCACAAGTTCTTCAACTCCATTT